CAACATGCAAGACCGGCTAGAGTAGAATTTCCAGTTCAAGATATTTTACCTAACAATCCATTTACAACAACAGCAGCGTCTAAAGTTTTAAGCGTTTCTTTTCCTGATAATAAATTAAATGAAGGCACAACTTACGTAAGATTTCAAGCTGTTAAACAACCAGTAGGAGGTGTTGCAATTACAACTTTAGAATTATCTACAACATTGAATGGAAATATAAGTGATTCTGCTACATCAATTATTTTAACTGATGGGTCTGAATTTCCAACTGCAGGTTATATTGTTATAGAAAAAGTAGATCAAGATGCAACTAGTGCAACTTTTGGAAAATACATAAATGAAACTATTCAATATACCGGAAGAAGCACTCATACATTAACAGGATGTACACGTGGAACTTCTGCTCCATACAAAGGTCAAGTTTTAGCTAACACAACAGCTGGATCTCATTTATCAGGAGCTAAAGTTTATGGATCTTATTTAGCAACAGCCGTAGGAACAACTTTTAATACAGGCGCACAACCTGCTACAAAAATAATATATAATTCTTTAACAGTGCCTTTAGTATCTAATGCTACAAGTGCAGAAACAGGAGGCGGTTTTCAGTGTACAATTGGACCCGTAAATGATAGAGCTTAATTATGTCAGGAATTAGTTACAATACATTAGTTACACAAATAAGAAACTACACAGAAGTAGATTCTAACGTTTTTACAACTGATGTTTTAGAAAGTTTTATTTTAAATGCTCAACAAAGAATCATGATGGATTTACCTATGGATTCAGATAGATTCGTGGAGCAAGGTACGATGGCAGCTGACGTAAATAATATTAGAGTTCCAGCAGGAGCTTTATTTATTAGAGGTGTAGAAGTATTTAATGCAACAAATTCTACTGAACAAGGCACATGGTTAGAGAGACGTGATCAAACTTTTTTAACTGAGTTTGTAGGACGATTAACTGGTCCAGAAGGTTCAACTACATCAGGTGCAGATGTTACAGGAAAACCTAAATATTACTCTATGTTTGGTGGAGCAACAGGATTATCAGATACTACTTCAGGATCCATATATTTAGCGCCTACTCCTGACGTTAATTACATATTTAGAATATATTATAACAAAATGCCAGATACATTAGAAGCTAGTAATCAAACTAATTATATTAGTTTGTATTTTCCTCAAGGTCTGCTATACGCATGTTTAGTGGAGGCATATGGATTTTTAAAAGGTCCAACAGATATGTTGACATTATATGAGAGTAAGTATAAAACTGAACTACAAAAGTTTGCAGCGATGCAAATTGGAAGAAGAAGACGAGACGATTACACGGATGGAACAATAAGAATACCAATCGAGTCAGCGCCTCAGTAATTAGGAGATAAATATTATGGCAATAACATCGGCAATTTGTAATAGTTTCAAAGTTGAAATTTTAAAAGCGGTACATGATTTTACAGCGACATCTGGAAACACTTTTAATTTAGCTTTATACACAAGTTCAGCAACTTTAAACAAATCAACAACAGCTTATAGCACATCAAACGAAATTTCTAACACGTCTGGATCTGCATATTCTGCAAAAGGAAAAGCACTTACAAGTGTTACTCCAGTTTTATCTACAGATACTGCAGTTTGTGATTTTTCAGATGTATCTTGGACATCAGCTACTTTTACAGCTAATGGCTGTTTAATTTTTAACGACTCGGCATCTGGTGATCCAGCAGTTTGTGCAATCGCATTTGGTTCAGACAAAACTGTAACAAGCGGAACTTTCACAATTCAATTTCCAACAGCTGACGCATCTAACGCAATCGTTCGTATAGCATAAGGAGGTAAATCCTTATGGCCAATTCTTGGAATGAATCAGGCACAACCTGGGGTACTAATCGTTGGGGAACAACTGACGCAATAAGTTCTGGTTGGGGAGCTGACGCTTGGGGAACAGGTGGTTCATGGGGTGAAGCCACTGACGAAGTAGTTCAATTAACAGGTTTATCATTAACATCATCAGTAGGAACTCCTATATCTGGCGCTCAACAAGGTTGGGGCAGAGGTTACTGGGGTCAAGAGCCTTGGGGAGAAAGTAATAATCCTGTTGTTACGTTAACAGGTATTGGATTAACTTCTAATTTAGGTTCACCTACAATTACAACAGAAATAAATACCGGTTGGGGTTCAGATACTTGGGGCACAGAAAACTGGGGATCTTCTGGTATTACTATAGAATTAACTGGTGTTGAAGCAACTACAGGTATTGGAGAAGATATAAGTTGGAGTAAACAAACTTGGGGTTCTGCAACAACTGGTTGGGGTGGTGAATATTTCTTAGTACCTGAAGACGTAATGGGTTTAACAGGTTTAAGTGCAACATCATCTGTTGGTGCACCAACAGCTATTTCAGATGTTACATTAACTCCAACAGGACAAAGTGTAACTTCTGCAGTTGGATCTTTAGATCCTTCAGACCAAGTAATGGGTTTAACTGGATTAAGTGCAACATCTTCTGTAGGTGCAATTACACCAGCAGATGTTATGGGATTAAGTGGTTTATCTACTACAGCATCTGAAGGTGAAATAATAGTTTCAACAAATCCTGTTGTAGATTTAACTGGTCTTTCTATGACTTCTTCTGTAGGTGCAATTACACCAGCAGATGTTATGGGATTGACAGGAGTTTCTGCAACATCATCTGTAGGTTCTTTAGCACCAGCAGATGTTATGGGATTGACAGGAGTTTCTGCAACTGTTAGTGTAGGTAATGTAGCTCCTTTAGGTTATGAAGCTGTTACAGGCACACAAAGCGCTGGATATAGTTCAGTTACAGCAACGCAAAGTGCAAATTATACTGCAGTAAATGCTGATAACTAATATAATATGTTATTGACAATGAGTTTAAAACAAATTAAAAAAAGATACTAATTAGGAGTACAAAATTATGGCATCAACTTATACGGCTCTCGGTGTAGAACTAATGGCAACTGGTGAAAACGCCGGTACATGGGGAACAAAAACTAACACTAACTTAAATATTATAGAACAAATTTCAGGTGGTTTTTCTGCACAATCTATAGCAGGTGGAGCACAAACTACAGCTCTTTCAGTTTCTGATGGATCAACTGGAGCAGTTATGTCTCACAGAATGATTGAATTTACTGGTTCTATTACTGGAAACCAAATCGTAACAATTCCTTTAGATGCACAAACATTTTATTTTTTAAGAAATTCAACATCAGGTGCTTACACAGTACAATTTAAATATGCTAGTGGATCAGGAGATAGTTTTACTTTTGCCACAGACAATAAAAGTGATGCTGTTGTATTTGCTACAGCAAATGATGGTACTAACCCAGATATTTATACACTACCTGCTGGAACTGTAACACTTGCAGGAACACAAACTTTAACAAACAAAACTTTAACTTCACCAAAAATTGGTACATCTATTTTAGATACTAACGGAAATGAATTAGCTCTTTTAACAGCTACAGGTTCTGCAGTTAATGAATTTACTATAGCTAATGCAGCAACTGGAAATGGTCCGACTTTATCAGCAACAGGAGAAACTAATGTTGATATAAATTTAAATCCTAAAGGAACAGGTGTGCTTAAATCAGCTACAGCAGCAATTAAAATTGCTGGTAAAGAAACTATATGGATTCCCGCTGCAGCAATGTATGGACCAACAACTAACCCTGCAGATGCAGCTCAAGTAGAAACAACAGCAACAAGACCAGATTTAAAAGTATTTGATTTTGATGCTAGTACAAAACAATATACTCAATTTACAATAGCTATGCCTAAATCATGGAACGAAGGAACTTTAACTTATCAAGTTTATTGGTCTCCTAGTACAACTAATACCGGTAACTGTATATTTGGTTTACAAGGCGTTGCATGTGCTGATAGTGATACAATTGACGTTGCATATGGAACAGCAATAGAAGTTACAGACGCTGGAATAGGGACAGTCGAAGACCAACAAATTACATCTGAAAGTAGCGCAATGACAGTTGCTGGATCTCCTGCAGCTGGAGAGCAAACATATTTTCAATTATATAGAGATGCAGCAGATGGTAGTGACACTTTTACTGGTGAATCTAGAGTTTTAGGAGTAAAATTATTCTATACTACTGATGCAGCTAACGACGCGTAAGGAAATAGAATATGAGAGAGTTAAAAAATAAACTTACAGCAAGTAAGAACACAAAAAATATCCAAAGAAGAAAAAGTAAATCTTTTGGCTATCAAGTTTTAGGATTTGGAGCTGGAAGCAGTGTTGTAAAATATGATGCTGATTATTTAATTATAGCTGGTGGTGGATCTACAGGACACGCTTCGGGAGGAGGCGGTGCCGGAGGATATAGATCATCATATGGAAGTTGTGCAGCAGCTTGTGGAGTTGCTAAACTTACTTTTGAAGCAGGTTGTTATACTATTGACGTAGGTGCAGGTGCTGCTGCAGCAGCTCATGGTAATAAAGGAAGTAATAGTAATATATGTGGAACTGGAATTTGTTTTTCATCAACTGGTGGTGGTAAAGGTGGACAAGCTGGAGGATCTGGTGGAGGAACTGGTTTTCATGGTGGAACTGCTGGAGCTGGAAATGAAGGAGGATATACTCCTGTAGAAGGTTATGCTGGTGGACCTGGAAGTCCAGGTCACGGGAAACCTGGAGGAGGCGGAGGAGCCTCTCAAGTAGGAACTCCTGGATGTGGAGATAGATCAGGAGGAGATGGATTTACAAGTGGAATTACAGGTTCATGCGTCGCAAGAGGTGGTGGCGGTGGAGGAAGTCAAAACGGATCTGCTAACTCAGGACCTGGCGGACTTGGAGGCGGTGGAACTGGAACCGGCCAAGCTGGCGGACAAGGACAACCTGGAACTGCTAATACCGGTGGCGGCGGAGGAGATGGCGGCCCAACTTTAGGAACTGGTGGAAATGGTGGATCAGGAATAGTAGTAGTTAGATTTCCTGGTTGTGCTACAGTTTCAGTATCACCTGGTACAAATTCTGTATCAGCTTGTGTGGGACCTTCAAATGATAAAGTTGCAACGTTTACAGTAGATGGGACTTTAACGGTATCGTAATATGGCACATTTTGCAAAAATAGTTGAAAAAGTAAATTCTGAAACAGGAGAAACAGAATGGATTGTTGAAAGAGTAAATGTTGTAGATGATGAACTTCCTACATCTGATGGTAGATTAGGAGATAATGATATGCACGTAGATGGAGAAACGTGGTGTAGTAACAGACGTCCAGGAACAACTTGGAAACAAACTTCTTACACAGGAAAATTTAGAGGAATATTTTGTAATATAGGAGATAAATATGATCCTGTTAATGATGTCTTTGTACGTCAAAAACCTTATTCTAATTGGGTATGGAGTGATGCTAAAAATAATTGGGTTGCTCCTGTAGCAGATCCTTCTGTAAATGCTGACGAATATAACGCTGTTTGGGATCAAGAAAATAATAGATGGGGTGGTATAAATGGAGATGTCTCTGTATATTGGGATCCAGACACATCTAGTTGGAAAAATGCTTAATTTCTGATATAAAAAATAGAAAGAAAAAAGAATTACAGATGATAAAAACAGTAATGTTTCCTAACTATGGGTACGTGGTTGATAGAGTGCCTAACGAGCTTTTTAATACAATAAAAAAAGAATGTCTTTCTATAAAAACAAAAACACATAAAAAAATGATTTCAGGAGTTACTGGAAAAGACACAACTAATCATTTTTATTTAAATCAAAATTTAAAAAAATGGAATGAATATTTATTAACTTTAGCTAGTGAGTATACAAAAAGTTTTTCTGAGTACGCTGTTTCAAGAGAAATGCTAACTAAACCCTTACATTTAAAACCAGGTAAACCTTGGGTTAATATTCAAAAAAAAGGAGAGTATGTTCCCAACCATGACCATAAAGGATTATATAGTTATGTTGCTTTTATTCAAATACCTTATGATATAAAAAAAGAATTTACAGGTAATCCTAATCAATCAAAATATGCTTCTTGTTTTGAAATTATATATAATAGTGTTGTGGGTAGTATGAAAAATTATCGAATAAGAATATCAAAAGAGGAAGAGGGAGTTATCCTCATGTTTCCATCTAATTTATATCATTGTGTATATCCTTTTACCACGTCCAATAAACCTAGAATATCAATAGCTGGTAATTTATTTTATGATAGTGGAGCCTGTAAATGAGATTTAAATTTTACTATTGGGTTTACGATAAAAGTCTTCCACATCAATTCTGTGATGATGTAATAAAACATTGTAAAACACTTCAATCTCAAAAAGCACTTATTGGAAATAAAAAACATCATAAACAAAGTAGTAAAATTAGAAATTCCGAAGTAGTTTTTTTAAGTGATCATTGGATTTATAAAGAATTACACCCTTATATTCATGATGCAAATGAAAAAGCAGGTTGGAATTTTCAATGGGATGCTAGTGAAGCCTGCCAATTTACAAAATATAAAAAAGGAAAACACTATGATTGGCATTATGATATGTTTAAAGATCCGTTCAATACTACTAATACAAATATAAAAAATAAAATTAGAAAGCTTTCTGCTGTAATATCTTTATCAGACGGAAAAGATTATAAAGGGGGAGACTTAGAATTTTATTTTGGAGATTTTAAATTTAGAGGAAATGAAAAAAATGATTTTGTAATTCCTAAAGAAATGAAAAACAAAGGAAGTATAATTGTTTTTCCAGCTTTTATTTATCATCGAGTTACACCTGTTACAAAAGGAACTCGTTATTCTTTAGTGAATTGGAATGTAGGTCAGCCTTATAAATGATAAAAATAATTTCTATTCATGTAGGACATGATGGATGTGTTACATATATAAAAAATAATAAAATTGTTTTTCATACACAAATTGATCGTTATAATAGATTTAAACATTTTGCTACTCCTACAAAATCTTTAATAGAAGAGTTAATAAAAATAGACTTTGATATTTTTTTAATTTCATACACCTTGAACTGTGATCATTGGGTGTCTTTGTGGAAAGATGTTATACGTAACACTAAACAATTAAAAAATAAAAAAATAATATATTCTTCAATTCACAATCATCACGTATACCATGCCTATTGTGCTTTAACGTGGGGCACAAAAATAAAAAATACATTAGTTGCTGATGGAGCAGGAGCACCGTTAAATAATTTAACCACATTTAAAATAGAAAGAGAAAGTTTATATAATGAAAAAAAACATTTAATTACTGAAGAAAATAAAATTGGTTTAAAGTACGAAGATTTTAGTAAAAAACATTTTGAAGATATGCATGCTTGCGGAAAAACAATGGCTTGGAGTTTACACGATCCTAGAGCTAAAAAAATTCAAATAGAATTTGAAACCTCTATGAATAGTCTTATTAATAAATGGAATATAAAAAAAGAAATTATGTTTACAGGTGGTTGTGCTCAAAACATTTTATATAACTCAAAGTTACTTAATAAATTTAAAAAAGTATTTTGTGATCCTTTTAATGGGGACTTTGGTTTAAGTTTAGGTTTTGCAAATTATTATTTAAATAATTCTATATTTAATAATCAAATATATTTAGGCATTCCTCAAAATTTAGACACTAAATTATTTAATAAATATAATATAATAAGTGTTAAACCTAAAGACGTAGCACAAATATTAATAGATAATCCTGTAGCTATATTTCAATCTAGAAGCGAACAAGGTCAAAGAGGATTAGGAAATCGATCATTGTTAATGAACCCTATGCATAAAGATGCTCACAAAAAATTAAATGAAATTAAAAAAAGAGAGTGGTTTAGACCTTTTGCTTGTTCAGTGTTACAAGAAAAAGCTAAAGATTGGTTTGACATGTCAATAAAAGAATCGCCACATATGATGTATGTTTTTAAATGTAAAAAAAAATTAAAAGCAGGTGTGGCTAAAGATAACAATTCTAGAATACAAACTGTTAAAAAAACAAATAATTTACATTACTATAATTTAATTAAAAACTTTGACAACTTGACAAAAATTCCTGTTTTGATAAACACTAGCTTAAATCTTCCAGGGGAAGTCCTTGTAGAAACTATGCAAGATTTGAAAGAATTATTTGAAAGGAGTAAACTTAAATTTATTTATTTACCTGAAATAAATAAACTAATAAAAAAATGAAAGAAAAACCATTTACAAAACTATTACACATAGACCATCTTTTTCCTAGTCCTATTTGGAGAGGAGAAGCTCCACAATTTGTTAACAAATTAAATAAGGCATCTGATCCTTATATTAAAAACTCTAAAAAAAATATGAAACAACAAATTAAAGATAGAAATAAAGCCAAGGGAATGAGTGGTGATTTAGGATTTGTTTATCATTCTACTACTTTAATCGGAAACCCTGCTTTTGATGTACTTTCAAAATATATTTTAGGAACATCTTTTAATCTTCTTAATGAATTAGGATACTCTTTAGAAAATCATCAATTATTTTTAACAGAATTATGGGTGCAAGAATTTGCTAAAGATGGAGGAGGTCATCATCATTTACACACTCATTGGAATGGACATATATCTGGTTTTTATTTTTTAAAATGCAGTGATAACACTTCTTATCCTATTTTTGAAAATCCACGACCAGGTAAATTTATGATTGATTTACCTGAAAAAGATAGAACAAAACGTACCGAAGCCGGTAATCAATTTTCTTGTAAAGTGCAACCGGGTAGCATGATATTTTTTCCATCTTACTTACCTCATCTTTACACAGTAGATGAAGGAGTTGATCCATTTAGGTTTATACATTGGAATGTTCAAGCTATTCCTAAAAATGTTTTAAATGTCAAATAAGTTAAAATACAATTTTAAAAAAGATAAAATTTGTTTTTTTAAAAATGCTATACCTAAAAACATAGCACGTTTTATATATCAGTATTTTTTACTTAAAAGAAACATTCTTCATAAAATGGTAGAAAAAAAATATATTTCTCCTTTCAATAAAGACTTTGGTCATTTTGGAGATTCTCAATGTCAAGATCATACTTTTTGTGCTTATGGAGATCCAGCGGGTGACACTCTTTTAACATTAGTACAGCCTTTAATTGAACAAGAAGTTTCTTGTAAAGTTATTCCTAACTATTCTTATACAAGAGTATATGAAAAAGGAGATGAATTAAAAAGACATATAGATAGAACTGCATGTGAAATATCCGGTACTCTTTTTTTAGGGGGAGATTCTTGGCCTTTTTATGTAGACCCAACTGGAAAGACAAAACAAAAAGGTGTTAAAATGGATATGGAACCTGGCGATATGTTAATTTATTCTGGATCCGAGTTAGAACATTGGAGAAATAAATTTACTGGAAAGCACTGTGTTCAAATTTTTATTCATTACAATTATAGTGGGTATGGAAAAGCTGAATTAAATAAATTTGATGCTAGACCTATGTTAGGTTTACCAATTAATTTTAAGAATAGTAAAGGTTAAAAGCAACAGTTATTCTTTCTTTTTTGTTCTTATGTTTTTTTACACCATGTTTAAAATTGCTAGGAAAAATTATTATGTCTCCTTTTTTACCTTTGTATGAAAAACCATTTTCAAAATATGTAGGAGAACCAACATTGTCACTGTAATATATTACACCAGACAAGTTTCCACTGTGATGATGTAAATTATTTATTGATCCTTTGTTAGCATAGTTAACCCAAATGTCATAAGAATCAAAATGGTCTTGGTTTCTACGCATTCTAACAGTTCTTTGTGTATCTTTAAAAGAAAGGTTTTCATATTTACATCTGTAGTATTCACCCAAATAAATTAAATAAGCTTGTAAGAAAGAATTTTCTATTAAGTTAAAAGGTATAGAAACTTGATAAGAATTATGTCCTACATTATAGTGTTCTAATAAACAAGCTAGTTTATTTTTTTTAATTTTGTTTGTATGTTTTATGCAAGTTTGTAGTTCTTTATAAATATAAGATGGAAGTGTATGTTTTAAAATATAAGGATTTATTTCTTTAACATTTTTATATATGATATTTAAATTCATGCTGTATTGACTTATATGTAAAGAATGTTATACCATTTGTCAATATGAAAGAAAGAAGTAAATTAAATTCTATATTAAAAGGTAGTATACATATTGAACCTAATTTTTTTGATAAAGATACTTATCAATCTATATTGAAAAAAATAATTAATATAAAAACACATAGTAGTTTTCAACCTTCAACCACAAGATACGGAAACAGAATGCAAGCGATGCCCTGTTATGAAAGTGTATTTACTTTTCAAAAAAAATTTATTGTAGATAAGATAGAAAAAATTTTACAAATAAAAATAAATAAGTATCATTGTCTTTATAGAAAAATTAAAACAGAAGAACTTAAAAAATCTCAATGTGCAGGTAGATATGGTTTTACTCATATTGATGGTGAAAGAGGTATGATTGATATAGCAGCTATAATGCATTTAGATCAATCTTATGATGGAGGCACAGCTTTTTTTGGATACTCTTGGGATAAAAAACCAGATATTTATATAAGTGCTTATCCAAACAGATTAGTAATATATAATGCTAACAGATTGCACGCTCCAGCGTTTGACCACTCTTACGCGGAAAGACATAGTCTAGCATTTTTTTTAAAAGTACAAGATGAAACATAATAAAATTATTATATTAGGTGGTGGAAGTGCAGGATGGATGACGGCTGCTACTTTAATTAAAGCTTTTCCTAAAAAAGATATTACAGTAATTGAATCTCCTAATATTAAAACAGTAGGAGTAGGAGAAAGCACTTTAGGAAGTATTAATGATTGGTTAGATTTTTTAGAAATAAAAGATAAAGATTTTATGCCTTTTACTAAGGCAAGTTACAAATTAAGTATTCGATTTGAAGATTTTTATAAAAAAGGCGATAAAGGTTTTCATTATCCTTTTGGAAGAGTGTATGAAAATGAACAAGTAGGAAGAAAAGAATTTTGGTTTTTTAAAAAAAAATTTTACCCTAAAACTAAATTATCTAATTACGCTAATAGTATTTCTCCTCAAATGGCTTTAGTTAATAACAATGTTTTATTTAAAAATGAAAATAATGAAATTCCTAATTTTAATTTTAAAGATCATGT